ATGCAAATGGCAAGAATTTTTGCTAGAAAATAATTTGCCCTCAGATCATGCTGAAGAAGTGGAATATGTTAAGGGTTATGATGAGCCAAACCCAAACTCCACTCCACAGATTAAGAGCTGGTTATTTAGCTTAGGCTGGAAACCTCAGACGTTTAAGTATGACAGGAATAAGGAGACTGGTGATGTTAGGAAGATTGAACAGGTTAACTTGCCACATGGTGGAGGCATCTGTTCTTCTATTAAACAACTATATGATAAAGAGCCTGCATTGGAACTGCTTGATGGACTCAGTGTTATATCCCATCGTATCAGCATACTTAAGGGCTTTCTATCAGCTGTAGATGAGGAAGGTTATGTACAAGCTCAAGTTCAAGGACTTACGAATACCCTTAGATGGAAACACAGAGTATGTGTTAACCTACCTGGAGTTGATAAGCCCTACGGGAAAGATATCCGTGGATGTCTTATTGCACCAGACGGTTACGTACTAATAGGCTCAGACATGTCTTCTCTTGAAGACAGGACAAAACAACATTACATGTGGGACTTCGATCCTGCTTACGTAAAGGAGATGATGACTGATGACTTCGATCCCCATCTGGATATCTGTGTGGCTGGTGGTTTGCTGTCTGTGGATGATGTTGCACATCATAAGTCTGGCACTAGAGATCATTCAAAGGAGAGAAAGCTGGGAAAGTCAGCGAACTATGCTTGTGTCTATGGTGCTGGTGGAGCTACTGTTGCTCGTTCTGCTGGTATCACGCAGTTAGAGGGGGATAAGTTGGTAGAGGCATATTGGAAACGTAACTGGGCTGTTGAAGCTGTAGCTGCTGCTCAAGTAGTGAAGACTTGCCGTAAGCAGAAGTGGCTATACAATCCTGTCAGCAAGTTGTGGTATAGCTTGAGGCATGAGAAAGATAGATTTAGTACATTAAACCAAGGCACAGGAGTGTGGTGCTTTGATACGTGGGTGGGCAATGTTCGGGAGTCAAAGCTTCCTCTCATTGGACAGTTTCATGATGAAGTTATTGGACTCTTAAAGGAGGAGAATAAAGACAGAGCAGAAAAAGCTCTACGTGTAGCCATTGATGCTACAAATAAACAACTTAATTTAAACAGAGAGCTTGACATTGATGTCCAGTTCGGTGTAAACTACAGTGAAATACATTAGGAGAAAACAGGATGACTACGATTAAAGAAACTATCGTACCAGTAGTGTTAATCGCCCTTGTTCTCGGAGGGGGTGTCTGGTACAAAATTAATCCAATCTTCACTGCAATTGAAAGTTTAGATTGCACAGCTGTTAAACAGGAGAGCTTACGCTAACAATAAAGTTACACAAAGATTTTTCAACACTAAACAATATAAAGAGGAAATATAATATGGGTTTAAATGCAAAGAAAATGAAGCACACTGGTGGTAACAAGTCTGGAGCTGCACAAGCTCCTATTGAGTCAGGCACCTATCCAGTACGAGTAGCACAGGTAATTGACCTTGGCTTACAGAATCAACGTCCTTATCAGGGACAAGAGAAACCACCAGCATATGAGCTGATGATTACGTATGAGTTCTTAGACGAGTTTTGTGTAGATGAGAATGGTAATGAGGACGAGGATAAGCCACGTTGGTTATCTGAGACACTCCCACTACGATCTCTACAGGCAGAGAAGGCTAAGTCTACACAACGTTACTATGCTCTTGACCCTAGTGAGTCTCTTGATGGTGACTTCACTCAGCTAGTAGGTGTTGCTGCTAATGCCTCCATTGTACAGAATGCTGGCAAGGGTAAGAATGTAGGTAAGGTGTATAACAACATTGCTGCACTAAGTGCTATGCGCTCTAAAGACTCAGCTAAAGCTCCTGAGCTTAAGAATGAGGGCAAGGTGTTTGATCTTGATGATCCAGATGTAGAGGTGTTTAACAGCCTTCCTGAGTGGATACAGGACAAGATTAAAGATAACTTGGAGTATGCTGGTAGTGAGCTTGAGAAAGCTCTTACAGGGGCTTCTAGTGAGCCAGAGAGTGATGTAGAGGAGGAAGATGTAGAATGGTAGGGGATAAGATTAAAGTAGGAAGTCCTGTCATACTAACAAACAACTCAGGGTTTGAAGACTCTGGGTTGGAGAGTGGCACTAAAGGTTGGGTCAATTCTGTGACAACAGTTCCAGACCCAACTACAGGAGCTGTTCACACCTTCGTGTTCTTCATGCCAGAAGATAGTAAGGGAATGTTTGTAACCTACTTGGACAGAGTAGAGTATGATAGTAGTAGGGATGGTTTAGAGCTTAATGAGCACACTATTCATAAGGACTAAACATGCAATGCTTAATTGATGCCGATGTTTTAGTTTATGAGCTTGGTTTCAGTGGTGAGTATTATGACGATGATGGAGAGAAGCAAATCAGAGAGTTTGAATTTGTTGCTGAGCTCCTCGATCAGAAGATAAAGGAGATTGAAGCAGAGTGTTGGGCAGATGAGCCCAGCATTCTCTTCTTAACCAATGACTCAACATTGAATAGGATGTGGAACAGGCAACGTAAGCGGCAGGGACTATCTCCTGTCGAATACAAGCCTAATTTCCGCATAGACGTAGCCAAGAGTAAGACATACAAAGGCCAACGTAAACAAGAGAAGCCCTTTCACAGGGAGAATATCAGAGCTTACATGCTTGATAATTATGACGTGAGAGTGGCAAATGGTATGGAAGCAGATGATTTATTAGCAATAGAACAGACACAAGCACCACCACTAACCACAATTATCTGCACTAGAGATAAAGACTTGAGGATGGTGGAAGGTATGCACTTTGGTTGGCCCTGTGGTAAGCAACTACAGTATGGGCCTAAGCGTGTCGATAAAATTGGAGAGCTACATTATGACGAAGGAAAGAACAAGCTCACAGGAGAGGGTAGTAAGTTTTTCTACGCACAACTTATCACAGGAGACCAAGTTGATAACATTCCCGGTTTGCCTAGAGGTGGGCCCAGACTCGCATATGAGTTACTTAAAGGTAAATCAAGTGAGAGTGATATGTTCAGAGCCGTTGCCGAAAGGTATGCAGATAAGCTTGGAGATGGTTGGTATGCCTACCTCCGAGAGCAAATAGATTTGTTGTGGATGGTATGTGAGCTTGATGATGAAGGAGAGCCTGTACTTTATGAGATGCAGACAGAGGAATTTTTGCTAAAAAATATTTTGGAGGGAGTAGATGGAACAAAATGATCATGATTGGTTCTTAATAGCTATGCACTTATTGACAAGTGCCGAGGAGTTGATATATAATGCCAAGACCTAGTGGCCCTAAGACTAGATGTGGAGGACGTTGGACTGAAGCTAAGTGGAAGAGTTTCATTAAGAATCAACTGAGAGGAGCTACTAGGAAGTGGGCACCTATACAAGACTGCCTTAAGAGGGCTAGGATAGGAAGAGGTTTATATAAATGTGAAGGCTGTGGAGCAGAAGTTCCAGCCACAGTAAAGGACGGAGCTAAGAGGAGTAAGAATGTGTTTGTAGACCACATTGAACCTATAGTTCCTGTCACTGGATGGATCAGTTGGGACTCATGCATAGAGCGTATGTTCTGTGAAATAGATAATTTACAACTACTGTGCAAGGCATGTCACGATGAGAAGAGTAAGGAAGAAGCGGCACTTAGAGCAAAGTATAGGAAGGAGAAGAAATCAGATGGCGAATGAACAGAACTACTACAAAGAGCTAAGCCTCTTTAATAACATTAAGAGTCCTGGACATAGGGCTTGGAACAGACTAATGACTGTCAACAACCTTAAGGAACAGGGGAGAGACAGAGACGCTACAGGCTACTTAGAGAAGCTTGGGGAGGAGCAGATAGTAGTGGCTATGTTGGTACAGGCTATTAAGAAGAAAGGCTTAGAGACAGTTAGAGCTGAGCTTAACAGGGGGCTAGAGACTAAGGAGTTGACATGAAACTATTAGTAATTCCTGATACACAAGTGTGTAAAGGAACACCAACAGACCACATACGTGCAGCAGGTAACTACATTGTAAGGCATAAGCCTGATCACATTGTTGTTCTAGGAGATTGGTGGGACATGCCTTCTCTCAGTAGGTTTAATAGTAACCTAGAAGCTGAAGGTATGAAGGTTAAGGAAGACTTAGAAGCTGGCAATAACGCTATGTTGGAACTTATGCTTCCTACTATTAAGCAAAATGGTAAGCGTAAGCGCCACAAGAAGAAACTGTACAGACCTAAACTTACTTACATTGTAGGGAATCATGACCCTCAAGTACGTATACCTAGGTTGATAGAGGAGCACCCAATACTAGAGGGCTTCTTACAGGACAAGACAACAGACTTCCTAGAAGGACTGGGGTTTGAAGTGGTACCATACTTACAGATAAAGAACATAGAAGGCATTAGGTTTAGTCACTTCATACAGAATCCTCATAGTATGAAGGGCTCACCACTATCAGGACAGATGGATACGATGCTTAAGAATGCTGGTTTCTCATTCGTAATGGGCCATCAGCAGACATACAAGATGAGTAAGCACTACTTGTCTGATGGTACTAAGCGTCTAGGCATTGTAGCTGGAGCTTTCTATGAGCATGATGAAAGTTATATGGGGCCACAAGGGAATGAGCATTGGAGAGGTATTATACAGCTGAACGAAGTAAGGGACGGAGGAGCTGATGTTTGTGAACTATCCTTGGACTATTTGAAGCGAGAATATTTATGACAACTAAAAATCATAAACTGTACGACCTAGCATTACGAGACAAAGCACTTATGCCTGTAATAGCTTATGGAGCAGCTGGTGTAGGTAAGACTTATGGAGCTGTAGGAGCTGGTGTTGAATGGCTAGAGGACAAACGGAAGAAGATGTTGGTTACTAGGCCTAATGTCTCCTTTGCTAAGGAAAGTGGCTTCCTTCCGGGGACTGAGAGGGAGAAGATTGATCCTTGGGTGAGGCCTATACAGCAGAACTTTGAAGCTCATGGTATTAATAAGAGTTATCAGGAGAACTTAGAGAAGCATGGACGACTTACCTATATGCCTCTTGAGTTCATACAAGGTCTTACCTTCAACGACACCTTCATCATAGTCGATGAGTGTCAGAACATGACCTTCCAACAGCTAAAAGTTTTCTTGACAAGGACAGGAAAGTATAGTAAAGTGGTGTTGTGTGGTGACATAGCTCAGATAAGTCCTAAGTTTAAAGGAAGTGGACTGGCTGAACTGATACAAATGATAGACTATTGTGACTTGTCAGTGCACACCATTGAGTTTGGGTATGGTGATATTATGAGAAGTGAACAATGTAAGACGTGGATACGTGCGTTTGATGAATGGGAGAGAGCAGCATGAAGTTGTACAAAGACTATATGAGAGCACAAGTTAATGTAATCACCTATCATTTCTACATTCATGGAGAGATAGGGGACAGTGAGGAGTATGTAGATTTGCTAGACACGCTATATACTTCTAGTGAGACTGATGTTATAATGATACATCTGAACACACCGGGAGGCTACTTAAACACAGCTGTAGAGATTATACATGCTATAGCTCAATGTAAGGCTACAGTGATTACATGTGCTGATGGGCAAGTGGCTAGTGCTGGCTCTCTCATATTCTTTGCAGGCCATACCTTCCTCATAGGGGAGTTCTGTGAGGTTATGTTACATGACGGTAGTGGTGGTAACATTGGTAAGATTAATGAGAACTTGAAGTCTGCACAGTTTACAGCAGACAGGCTAGCTCACATCTACCAAACAGTGTATGGCAGGTTCTTTAGTCCTGTAGAAGTGGAAGAGATATTAAATGGGAAAGACCTCTACTTAAACTCATCAGAAGTAGAAGCTATTATAGAGGCATACATTGAGGAACAAGGGGAAGAGGAAGAAGATGGAGAAGAATAGGTTAATAGGAGCAGCTTGGTGTGCTCCCTGTGGACGTGTGAAGCGTTTTCTGGACAACAGAGGGGTAGGGTATAGGTATGTTGACATAGACACTGAGGAGGGCTTAGAATTAGCCAGAGAGCTAAGTGTTAGATCTGTCCCTGCTATGGTAGTGGATGGAAATGTTATTGTTGGAGAACCAAATATTATGGAGGCTTTTGGTGAATAGAAGTAATAAAATTTTGAGTGACATTACAGTTTTTAATAAGTATGCTAAGTATAGAGAAGACTTAGGAAGACGAGAGAGTTGGGAAGAACTTGTAACACGTAACAAGGAGATGCACCAGCGTAAATATCCAGACATTAAAGATGAGATAGAGGAAGCTTATGCATACGTCTACGAGAAGAAAGTACTACCGTCCATGCGGTCATTACAGTTTGGAGGAAGACCAATTGAAGTTGCGAACAACAGGATCTATAACTGTGCCTTCTTGCCAATCGATCACATTGATGGATTCAGTGAGCTTATGTTCCTTCTCCTTGGAGGTACTGGAGGAGGCTACTCAGTTCAAAAATTGTGGGTGGATAAGCTTCCAGCTGTACGAGGATGTCAAGAGGAGTCTCGAAGATTTCTCATTGGGGATAGTATCGAAGGATGGGCTGATGCAATCAAAGTGCTTGTTGAGGCGTACTTTCTGGGTAAGCAACAACCTGTCTTCGATTACAGGGACATACGAGAGAAAGGTGCAGCACTCATCACGACAGGAGGCAAAGCACCAGGCCCAGAACCATTAAAAGCATGTATAGAAAAACTTACGGAGAAACTGAATGAAGCTAAAGGAAGACAACTACGCCCGATTGAAGTCCATGACATCTGCTGCATTATTGCTGATGCTGTTCTTGCTGGTGGCATACGCAGGGCTGCACTCATCTCCCTCTTCGACAGGGACGACACTGAGATGCTCACCTGCAAATCAGGGGCATGGTGGGAAGATTCCCCCTATCGGGCAAGAGCGAACAACTCGGTGGTTCTGCCTAGAGGAAAGGTTGGCAAAGAAGAATTCTACGAACTAATGAAAATAGTAGAAGCTTCTGGAGCTGGTGAACCGGGAGTATACTGGACATCTAATGAGGAGTGGGGGACTAACCCTTGCTGTGAAATTGGACTAAGACCGTTCCAGTTCTGTAACTTATGTGAAGTTAATGTGGATGATGTTACTGATCAGGCTGACCTTAATGCTAGGAGTAAGGCTGCTAGCCTCATAGGGACGCTACAAGCAGGCTATACAGACTTCCACTACCTACGTCCTTGCTGGAAGCAAACGACTGAGAAAGAGGCTCTCATAGGCGTAGGGATGACTGGTATTGGATCTGGTAAAGTGTTAGGGCTTAACTTAAGGGAGGCTGCTGATGAAGTGGTGGAAGAGAATAGACGTGTGGCTAATGCTATTAATATTAATCCTGCTGCTCGTACAACCACTGTCAAGCCATCAGGGACTAGTTCCTTGGTTGTTGGGAGTTCTAGTGGGGTACATGCTTGGCACAACTCCTACTACATTAGACGAATGAGGGTTGGAAAAGATGAAGCGTTATATAACTACATGCTTGAGAACATGCCAGAGTTGGTGGAAGATGATGTGTTTAACCCTAAAGGAGCGGTGTTGTCTTTTCCGCAGGCTGCTCCAAGAGGTGCTATACTCCGTACGGAATCCCCAGAATCTCTCCTCGACAGAGTTAGGTTATTTAATCTTGACTGGGTTCGTCATGGGCATGTTAGTGGCGACAATACCCATAATGTCTCTTGCACTATTTCTTTGAAAGAAGATGAGTGGGGGACATGTATTGACTGGATGTGGAGCAACAGGAATGAGTACAATGGTATAAGTGTTCTCCCTTATGATGGAGGCAGTTATGTCCAAGCTCCTTTCGAAGACATCACTGAAGCTAAGTATTACGAGCTTGAAGGCTTTCTAACTTCTATTGATCTGTCACAGGTGAAAGAGGAGTCAGATAATACTGACCTTAGTGGTGAGGCTGCATGTGCAGGAGGTGCTTGTGAAATAGTTTTCAATTAGACGAACTCCTACTTTCATTTAGACGAAAAGAAAGGGGAGGAGCCTCTCGACTCTTCCCCTTGTTTCATTTAGCTGTTAGTATGGAGTTTAGATTCCTCATCTCTCCAGTTAGGGAAGACATGCTCTGATGCAGCCTGTCTTGCCCTTCCTTCAAGTATTTAGCACTAACCTCACTCCTAGCCATCCTCTCTTTAAGTTCTATGGTCTCTTCACTAACCTTAACTTGTTCTTTAGACAGAGCTTCTAGTATAAGGACAGCATTAGCCATCCTCTCCTCAGCAACATCTATCCTGCTTTGGGTTGTTGTATACACACCGAATAGTCCACCAAGTACAGCAGCTACAGCTGTTCCAGCAGTTATCCAGTCGGGTAGATTACTTATCACTGGGATGCTCCATCAGGTACAATGTTGGTAGTAGTAGAGTTCGTTCTCTTTTATCTTCCTTAGATAGTCTTGAGGGATAGGAAAGTTAGGCCTGCCTAAAGGTTCATACCAAGAACAACTACTTCCAATAGTCTGACAGCTTGTCATCAAGCTCACTGTCAGACATATTCCTAATATCTTTACGCTGTTCATTAGCCTGTATCTCATCTCTCAAAGCCCCTTCTATTGCTTCTTGTTTCCCTCTCTTGTAGGCAAGGAAGGCTATCAAACCTACAAGGAACAGAATGATAGCCATAATCTCCATTATTTAACCTTCTCAGGATAGATAACGCCAATAATACCTGCTAGCAATGCAGCAATCTGCTCTTCGCTTCCTGTAGGTAGTCCAACAGCAGCACCAATTAGTGCAGCAATACCAAACCAAGTAGTCTTTTGTTTAGCTAATGCGATTAGTTTCTCTTTCATAGTTATGTTCCTCTTAGTTTCTTTTCTTAATGCTTTCTGAAAATCTTTAACTCTTACTGGTGTTTGTCTATACCAAACTGAGTTAGCAGCCTCATCAGCTGCTTCCTCATATCTTCCTTGTAACATGAGTGACCATGTCTTTTTATGTATCTTATACCAACTGGTTCCTAGTTGAAAGTTGACATGTATAAGAGCACAGAGTAATTCATAGGAAGGCTCTGAGAGCTCCATACATTGCTTCTCAGCAGCTTTCTTAGCTAACTCTATGTCACCCATTAGCCAACTGTCAACCATCACAGAGGGGATCTGAGAGCCTTCTGGGTACAGGAGAGCTTCCTTTGGGGACAGAAGATGACCTACACCTCCTGTCAAATGCCCTAAGCTGTCCTTGTAACTCTCATACTTGACTCCTTCCCTCAACTTCAAGTGTGCTACTACCTGTTTCATGTCCATGACTCACCTTTGGGTATGTTGAAAATAGGTCAAGAGTTGTTACTGAGCACTTAAGTAACAGTGACAACAACAACCATATCACCAACCCCCTACTAACTCTCTCTGCTACTTTCATTTATTTACCTACTTGTAAAAATGCCGAAACAAATGCTACAATAATCTCATCCTCTTGTTCAATCTGCTTCAGCAGCCTTCTTTGTTTGCCAGATATTCCTCCACCACCATACCCTACATCATCAGGTTGCTCTTCAACAACTCCTCCTGATAGGTTAAGTATTGGTAGTGGCCCTATAAAGCCTGCTTGTACTTCAGCTCCCCCAGACATAGGAGGAATTGGAAGTGGGTTACGGAAGCCCCCCTGTACAACATCTCCTCCAGAGAGAGGAGGGACAGGCAAGGGATTACGAAAACCAGCCTGTTCTTCGTCTTGGGCACTGAGTCCTAATAGGAATAATGGCCCTCTGAAACCTGCCACATTACTTCACTCCTTTATGCTGGATCACTGCCTGTCACTGGATTTGCGTTAGCATCCACCGTTAACGTTGATGTCCAAGCTGAAGTAGAGTCATCCTCTTTAGTCACTGTCAATGTAGTGCCTGAGACAGAATACTTGTTACGCAAGAAACGTAAAGCATTCAATGGGGATCTTGCTGTAGTGTCTGAAACAGCACTCATGTCCCTGTTAAGCAGAGCATCAGCAATTTGGTTAGCTGTAGCTGCTGAAATAACAACACCATCAGTTCCTGTGTCAAGCAAGATAGCATCAACATTAGCATCAACTGTTGCGAGTGAAGCTGCTGTTGCTAAAGATGCGTCTGAGATTGCAGTGTCACATTCAGCATTAACTTGAGCTGTGGTTAGTGTTGAAACATCATCAATGTCATTAGTGTACATCTGGAACAATACCATTGAGTCAGCTGCACCAGAAGAGGTTAGCTTAATCAACACTTGATCATGGTTCATTTCAGAAGCTGTCAAATATATCTCATATATTCCAGTGCTTCCTATCTCAGTGAATGTATCTGTAATGGCTAATGATGTCCAAGCACCAGCTCCATCCTTGTAGTAGGCTGTATCCAATACTGTCTCCCCAGAGATGAACTCTCCAGGGGTAGTTTCGTTAACCATTGGCATTGCTAAATACTTAGCTGAATTTTTCTTATGTTGTATCTCCATCAGATAATACCTCTAGCAATTCCTCGTACCACCCCTCGAACTACACGTTCAAAGTCAAGGACAGTTTCTGTTGGTGCTACAGGATTGTCAGCCAAGATGCCTGAATACCCATAGCCTGCTTGTTGTCTCCATTCTTGGTCAGTAGCGGCATTAGAAGTGGGAGATGGCCCCCACAACATATTAATGCCTACAACACTTTGTCTTTTCTCTCTATTGTCAATAGCCATTAGATTGCATTCCCCTCTGACTCTGAGTAGGTAGTGCCATTATCAGACAGGTCTTTCTCCCACTCTGCTGTGCCAGCATCATCATAGAAAGTCTTCTTAGTAGAAGTGACATCCACTCTGTTACGAAGAGCCATGTACAAGTATCCAAGCTTGGTGACAAGAGTATCAGTTGCTGCTGGTACACCAGTAGGTTCAGCAAAAGTGTCTACATTAAGAACATCCAATACTTCAGCATTAACTTGAGCTGCTGATAGGTCATTTAATGCAGCAATGTCTGTAATCACTTGGTCTAATAGCAGGTCAAGTCTTCCTCCATTAGTCCAGTCACCTTGTAGCTCGTTAGTGTCTACTAATATTGCATCTACGTTAGCATCCACAGTGGCTAAGTTAGAAGCTGTTGCTAGTGCTGCGTCACTAATAGCTGTATCACATTGAGCATTTACTTCAGCTGTTGATACATCATTAAGTGCATCTAGAGTTGTCTTGGTGCCTGAGATAGAGTAGCCAGTCTTGTCGTTATTAGTGCCTACAGTAACTTGTCCAGTTGTAGCAGTGATTGCCATGTCACCAAAGTTAGTTGGAGCACTAGCAGCAAGCAGGGCACTATCAGTACCACGCATATCTGTGTTAGTCGTAACTGTATCACACAAGTTAATGCTGGTGGATGATAAGTCTACAGAAGTAGAGGCATTCTCTACATTGCCCCAGTCGATACCAGCTGCACCTGTAGCAGTAACGTCAAGAGTATTGCCTGCTGTTATCTTAGACCTATACAGTTCTATAGTACGAGTGACAGGAGCCATGCCAGTTGCTGTAATATGGAAGACCATTTCTTCTGAATCATTGCCTGATCCAATAGTCATGTCCTCATCCAACAACAACTCATATACTCCCGGCATATTAGTTGAGTCTGTTTCATTAATAGTTGGTGTTGTCATAGCAGCTGCTGCTGCACCATTACGTGACCTGTATACTGTGAAGCTAGATAGTCCAGTCTCACGAGTCGCGTAGTCTGTTGAGTCTACAGCAACGAAATAGATGTACTGATCAGTGACTCCTGAAGGTATTCTCATTGTAAATGTCCACCTAATTTATGGGCTAATATTGTTGCGAATTGACTGTCTAAGTTAGCTAGTCTTGGAGGTATTGGTGTTACTGATGGCCCAGGCCCACCACCACCTGATGGAGTAATAGCAACTGTTGTTACAACACTTCGTCTAGTTGAAGATAGTGTATACGAGCTAGGATTTTCAGTTGTTGATGCTGTAGTGCTTTTAACCGCATACCCTAAACGACACTGTGCGCCACTGCTCCCTGACTGTAAATCACCAGTAGATGTATATCCAGAAGGATAAGTTGATACTGTTACTGTATATGTATCATACGGCAAGAAAGCAAAATAAAGATAATCAGCACTACCGCCAGCAGGGGTTATAGCTGGGGGGTCATGGGTGGTTGAGTTGCCTGTGTCTGTTTTATTTACATACTCAGGGGCTTGTGTAGCTGGATCTTCAGCACCAGAAATTCTATACATACGAGCGCAAGCAGTTCTGGAAGCGTTTAGCGTTAAGTTGAATGTGCCAGTCTCTGTGCCATCTGCTTTCTTGTACGCAAGGAATCCACGAGCAAAGCCATCATCATCAGGGTCGTCAAATAACTCAGTCCACCCTGAAGGATATCCTGTAACATAATCCGCAGGGGTTGACGCATTATCAACAGAACCTACAAGAAGCAACACATCATCCGCAGCTATCCCAGTAGGGTAGGTGATAGTAAACGTGGTGCTAGCAGAACCTAAAGTGCTGTCAGCAGTTGACTCTATTACAGGAGTTGCCATTAGCTAACCTCCGCTAAGACCGCCGAAATCCTAGTGTCAATGATACTCTTTACCTCAGCACTGACTGGCGTGACATACTCTGGGTTTTTGCTCGTTGGATTTATAGACATAATAAATAAATTAGCATTAGCCTCAATATCAATAGCAAAAGAGTTAAACGCTGAAGCAAAGTTCTGCACATCAGTTATAGTCGTGTCACTAGGGAGCAGGTCATTTAATTGAGCTACAACCCTAGAAACATCACCAGACTCCTGAACTGATGAGATAATATCTTGTAGATACTTATTGCTTGAAGGTATTGTTATGACACTACCATAAACATCATTGTTACTGCCTGATTGAGCCTGAATGCACGCAGCATAAGCATGTCTTAAGGCATTGTAAAGCTCACCACCAAGCTTCTTTGATCCGTTTTGAATAAGTGGAATGGACATTAATTTACCGCCTCAACCGTAATAGAAATTTGTAGAATAAAAACACCACCATCGTTACTCTTAGGGCTTGTCATCCCATCCTTAACCGCAGTAGCATAAAAAGTATGGACACCATTCTCCGCACCAACAACAGTATAATTTCTAAGGTTGCCAGGGACTATGATGTCAGTTTGCTGTGCCCCATTGGTGACATGATTAATAATAAACTGGTCAGCGTCTTGGTCAGCTGTCCATGTAAGTTCAATGTCAGCAGCGTTTACAACTGCTGAGCATACTAACATTAATAACGCAAATAAATATTTCATTAATTATACCTCAACTGGTGTAGCCTTTATCCCTACTAACAACCCACTGTGATTTCTCTCAATTTCAAAGTTGTAAGTAGGAACAGCTGCTTCCCTGCTAGTTAAATTAAACACCTTCTCGACAAGACCTTCAACATCCAACTGAGGAACTTCTTGTGGAGAGGGCATTAATTTAGCCATGCCCTCTAGGAGAGCTTCTACATCAACAGGCTCTGAGACCTCCTGAGAGGCCTCCAGTTTAATTTTAGCAACTTCCCTTAGTGAAGCTATAGCCTCCTTGTAAAAGCTCTGGGAAGCCTCCTGAGAGGCTCTCTGCTGATTAGCTAACTCTGCTAGAGCTTGCTTAACTGCTGTCAACCCAGATACGATCTCTGTGTTATCTATGGTTGGCATGCTGCTAGACAAACTCTCTAGGGCACTCGAAAGGTCAGACCCAAGCTTCTGAATACCAGCATCAGGATCTCTAACCTTCTCCTTCTTTTTGGTTAAGCTCATTACTCACCTCTCTCGTCACTACCTTCTTCATCTTCCTCAAACAAGAGTCTTTCTGACCAAGCATTAAACACTGACTGATAAGAGTTTCCACTTAAGTGAGCGTCAGCTTGTACTATCCTTGTTAATGGCCCACTAATTCTCTGGTTGTACCCATGAGCTGACTTCCTAGCCTGCTCTGTCTTGCCTTTGAGCAGCACTTGATCTGATTCAAACACTAGCTCGAAGTCATTAAAGTCTGGAACCTTACCAGCTGCTATCTTACCTCTGGGGCCAGTAGATGCTAGTGTAGCCTTACTGCCTTCAGCAGCTAGAGCCTCTTGCATGAACAACTGGAAGCTATCAGCTGCCTTGTCCTTATGAACATTAAGAGCCAGTTTAGCATTCTCCAAGTCTTGGTTAGTCAAACCTACTTGACTAATAAACTTACCAAGGTTAGGGTCTGTTAGACGCTTGAGAACCAAGTCAGCAGTTTTCATGTCAACCCTACCCAAGCTGTCTGAAGTGTAAGCTAACAAACCAGACACCATCGGCTTAAGGTCTTCAACTAACACCATTGGTTGTCCTAGTCCATCTACCTTACCAAAGTTTTCTAAGTTACTCCCCAATACTTTATCAAGAGCTTCCGCTGACTCAGTGTTCTCTTCTATAATAGGGCCAGGGCCGCCATCTTCTCTCTCTAGTGCCTTTACTATAAAGTCATTTAATTCTTTTCCTGCGTCAGTAAACACTCCTCGTAAGTGCTGAGCGCCTTGACCAAGCAGCCTGTTAGCAGAGTCTGCAACTTGTATCCTCTTACTGCTATTAAGAACATCATAATCAACTGTAACCTGTAGTTTTTCTTTCAGGCCAGCCATCTCTTTATTGTATTGATCTGTCCCAATATATTTAAGAGCAGTGTCCTTGTAACTAGAGAGAGTCTTAAGTGCTGACTCTGACTGAACAGGAAGACCATCTTTAGACTCTTGAGAGATACGTCTTATCTGACCCGCATGGCTATTAAAGAAGTTTTCCACTTGCCTTCTGTAGTTAGCAGTCACCTCAGCTGGGTTAGCCCCTGGAGCAGACATATTCTCTTGATAAGAAGCCTCCAGTCTAGCTAGTTCATTGTTAATGGTGACTGGGTAGTTAACAAGAATACGATTGACTTCTCTCCTGTTAGCTTCCTCAATTTTCCTATTGGCGTTCTTAATAGCCCTCTCATCCCTCTTAGCTTGTTTCTCTTCCAGAGTGTATGCCCTAATTTCAGCATCATAAGAAGCTTTAGCTGCGTTATCCCTGACAAGTAAAGCCTTGGCTGCTTCATGTTCATCTTCTGTGAAGTTAGGGTTGAAGAAGTTAGAGTCTACATACTGCTTCTCAAAAGCTATTTGTCTCCTCTCTTCTTCAGTGCCTTCTGCTAAAGACTTGCCAGATAGAGTCTTAAGAGTCTTAGCTTCTGTCTGATTTAACTTGTCAGCACTGGCTCCCATAGACACCAACTCTTGCTTAGTCTTCCTCAAGAAAGTCCTAGCTTGTATAGAGTTCATCTCACCACTGTCGATAGCTGCTGACATCTTCTCTAAAGCATAGTCATATCTATTACTATATTCAATGTCTTGCTCTTCAGCTAACCTCTTAGCCTCTTTAGCACTTGCTCTTTGATAGCTACTAGCGATAGAAGTAAAAGCACTACCTGTACTCTGAACTCCTTGAGCTATTGAAGACAATGCTGCCGCTGACGAGTCATCTTGTACAGGAGCTTGTACAGACTCAATGTCACTAAGTTGCCTCTCTGGGGCTTTAAATTGCCCAAATTCTCCTGCCATTATTCCTCTCCTCGTAAGGCTTTAACATTCTCTTCACTCTGGAAGAAGTCATAAGTTTTTTGAAGTTCAGGAGACGCATTGCCTAAAGCCTTTTGAGCAGTCTCAACTTCTTCTAAGCTAAGTCCATACCCCTTCATAAGCTTCTCTGTCAATGGTCTATTTCTTTCATTAGATAGCTGTCTCATAATATAAGAAGCTGTCTTAGGTGGTATACGTCCATTAGGGAAAGCTTCTGCGTAATTTCTGAGCATATACTCAACTCTCTTAGGGTCGTCCATGTTAAAGCCTAGTTGAGTGGCTTCCCTTCGAAGTTCATCTAATAGTAAATCAGCATCATTATATGCCTCTTTACTCCCATCATACAACTCAAAGTTAGCCTGTCTAACAACTGTTTGGTAAGTAGTCTCTAGGCCAAAGAGAGCTTTAGCAAATGTTTCTGGGGTTGACACAGAAGGGTCTTGCTCCTTCCCTGATACAGCACTGTAACGCTTTCCATAAGAGTCAGTTAGTAGTTCCTTGTAAGCAGCTGATAGACCCCTGCCTAGAGCACTATACTGCCACAAAGCTCCATTCTCACCAGCAAAAGCATTTAGTGCTAATAGCCTATCTTCTTCACTTCTGAAAGGAGCTGCTATCAACCCACCAACAGACTTAATTAAATTAGTAGCTATTGGATTATATCCATCAAACATTGCTAACGAAGGTGCCTGCTGAGCTATGGCTTGTATAAGACTTGCACCTTGGACATCCTCACTAAGAGTCTGAACAAAAGTTAAAGGCCCAGCGAAGGTTGGGTCAAACTGTACATTACGTTGCCAAGAAGCACTGCCAGCATCTTCAAACATATAGTTCATAGTTGAGTTGAACATGCCGCCCAAGATACCATTAGTAATAACTTCTGTAGCTAAATCACCTTCAGTCCCCTCAACACCTACAGCTGCTCTTAAGTGATAGGTCAGGTAGATTGGCAATGGCATCATCAAACCTTGCCATGCTGCTATCTTCCACTTATCTTCAGCAGTAAGGCCTCTGTCTAGGTACATAGTCATAGCCTTATAGGGACTAATCATGAACTGAGTAAACAAGCTTAGAGAGTCTTTGTTCCAAGGCATCTCACCAGCTTTGTTCATGTTCATTGTTAGAGCCCTTGTCTTAGCCCTAACCTCATCAAAGGTACGAGCATTATCCAAAGACTTGCCTTGCTGTATGGCGTCATTACGAGCTGCTAACCAGAAAGTACCAAGGTTAAACATCTCACCCTTATCGAAACCAATTTCACGCAGCTTACCAAAGACTCCCTCATGTAAGTCTTTGAGCCCTTTGAAACGTTCAGTCTCAATAAGTTGCTCAACACCACTTTCAACAATTAGATGCTTATCAATACCAACACCTAACCCAGTCCTATCCCATTCAGCCTTCAGCTTCAATATTTCATCAGCCTTGGCCTTACCCATAGTCTTACGTAGATGTTCTGGATTGCCTTCATGGACAAGGCCTAATACTAACTTCCTCCAGTCCCTTACAACGTCCCCACTAAAGACATAATTGGGGTGTAGAAGACCGTTAATGAAAGCAGGGAGTCCTTGTACCATCCACTGTGAAGGAGGGGCTGACATAGCAATATGAGCGTTAAAGGCTGTACCTCTAAGTGCCCCTAATGGAGAAGGAACCTCTTCTGCAATAGCTGCTATTGTCTTCTCTACCTTAGTTCCTGCTTTAACTATTCCTGGTCTGTCTGGGAAAGTCTTAGCTAGTTTCCTAGTAGCAACCCCTACAGCTTGACTAGTCTTATTAATAGCAGTCCTCCAACCAGCATCAAGAGTGTTATGGTAGCCAAACTTCATGTAGTTGTAATGCTCAATAGCAGTCCTAGCATCAGCTAACTTCTTACTTCCCTTTGTACCTAGAGTATCACCACCTTTCAGCTTTTCCCCTTTAGTTGGTAGTCTAGGTCTTCCATAGTCGTCTTTAGGCAAGATGTCTCCATGCTGTTTCAATATCCTATCTTCGAAATCATCTAGGTATTCCCGCATAGGTACACGCCTAGCTAGCTCAGCTGTAGATTGCTTAAAGCTTTCTAGAGGATCAGTTATGTTAGGAGCCATATCAGTGACGCGTGTAGAGTCATAACTTCTTAAAGTCTGACCACGTTTCCTCTGAGATGAGAGGCCAGCCATTGAGGAGACATCAAAGTGTCTTTCACTAATTTCAACAGGGGTTAGCTCTCTGTCATTCCTAGCAGAGTATCTCCATTTTCTACCTTTAAGTGCATTACTAGCATTAGCCTCCAGTCGAGCTATCGCTGCTTGAGCTGAAACAGATTCAGGAGCTGTCATGATAGCTTGCGGCTTACCAACAACATTGCCATTTTCATCAATTAGTTCACGCTCAATGAAGAAATTATCTTTATACCTGATGTGAGAGTGGCCTTCTACATAAGGGAGAAGAATATCATTCTCTTGTATGGCCTTGAAGTAGCGATCAGCATCTCCCCCTCTTACAAGGATGTTTCTAACCTCTACACCGTTAATCACCTCTGGGTGGCGTAACTCAAAGATGTGCCCATCAGTTCGTCCAAGCTCTGGTTCTAAGTTACGGGTAAGTTTAGTCTTGCCATCTACAGGATCGTATACACGTTTTGGTAAAGCTTGATTACTAGCAACTGGCTTACCAACAAACATATCACCATTGACAGTATCTGTATACATACTATAATTTTTATTACGCAAGGTAATAGCCATGTCACGGTTAGTGAGATGCCAATGCTGGTCATTCAGATATTTCCAGTTGTCCAAAATCTTAAGCTCGGCCTCTTCTGTTACGCCTAATCCAGCTAACTCATCCTTAGTATAATTCTTACGAGCTAGATTCTGATCAGAGATAATCTTACTAATACGCCTAGCGTTTGCATCAGGCAAGTTTTCAAGAGGTTCATACACCCCCTTTTTAGCCTTGTCCATGATTACTTTTTGTAGCCTGTTGCCTTGATCGACAGCAGCTACACTACCTTGCATTACAGCCTCGTCTAACATGTGAGAAGCTTGGAAGACATAACGTGAAGCAGTTGCTTTCCCAGGAGTAGGTGCTTGTGAGCTTAGGCTGTCTAAGAAGTTTAATCTCACTTCTAAGTCGTCTCTAGCTACATCAATAGCTTTAGGTGAGTAGTTAAAGTTAGCTTTTACTATGTAGTCATCTTGTAAGGCTAACCTGCTCAACCCCTCTACTGGAGGGAGTTCACCTTCCTCAACCCCCTTAGCCAGCTCTTTAAATCCAACTTCTTCTTTTAGTGTGGTTGGTACATACTCGTCCCCAGACTTACGCATTAGCACTAAGTCTTCTTCTCTCACCCCATAGTAGCTAAGAGCTTCCATAGTATCCTTAATAGCCTGTTTAGGATCAGCCCAACCCCCGGCTGGAGTTTGGTAAGCTTCAGAAATATCTAGCGTACCGTTGTCTTTAATTATCGGACTAGTAGTGTGTTGCTCATTCATCACCAATCCAGTAAGGTTTTCTCTGTCTGTCCTTAGTACTTCAGATGTCCTTCTTATTTCATTAGGTGTTCTATATATCCTACCTGACTCCTCATAAGCAGCAGCCATAATATCTCTATCCATAGCATACGGCTTAGACAGCACAGAACCGTCCTCAACAGGTATTTGAGGGCCATGCATATCTACCTGTGCCTCTGTCCT